GATCAGGGCGTCGGCAGCACCCCAGTTACGCAGCAGCTTGTCGGTCACGATCATGTAACCGGCCACTTCGTACGTGGGGACTTCCACGCTGGCCAGTTCCATGTCCGTCAGCGGCTTCTGGCCACCTTCGGCGACCCAGCCCACCGTCACGCCGCCGAACTGGTGCCCGGCGTCCGTGCCGGATTGATCCAGCACCGGGATGGTGATTCCGGCGTCAGGCGACGACGGGTCCGCCGGAATGACGGTGGCATTCGCCCGGATCGGGGCTTCGCCCGGCACGGGGACTTCCAGCAGCTGGTCACGGAACTGCGGCGGGATGGCGAAGCCGCCCGCGCTGCCCGTGTCCATGCGCATTTCGGCGCGCTGTTCCGGGGTCATGGCCGCGATGGCGGCCGAACCGGCTTCTTCCGACCAGAGCGACGACAGGCGCGCGTCGTTCTGGTTGAACCGGACGGCGTTCATGAACTGCCCCAGGTTCTCGAACTCGCGCACGGCCGGGTCGCCAGCCGGGCGCGTCGCGGCCGGGGCGGCGGCGCGCGCGGCGGCCGGGGTGATCGCGGCGGCGCGGGCGTCGGCGTCGGTCAGGCGACCCACGCGGGCAATCTGCGCCTCGATGTTCTCCACCCGGTCAAGGGCGGCGTCGTACGCGGCGGCTTCGGTTTCGTTCAGGTCGCGCCCGCCGTCCGCCGTTGCGGCGGCCAGCAGCGCGCGGGCTTCGTCGCGGGCGGCCTGGGCCTGGGCGCGAAGTTCGGCGAGGGTGGGCATAGGGGAGGACTCCAAAGTTCCGCGCAGTTGATGGGAAGCGAATCGCGGCGTTTGCGCAGATATGTATGCCGCCATTCGGTCAAGTCTTCAAACGGACACGCCGCGCAGTCGCCCTTCACGGGCCGCCTGGGCAAGCGACCGCGCCCGGCTGTTGCTGGTGGACGGGTTCACCGGTTCGGCACCGCCCAGGGCGGCGATGGTTTCGGCGAGGCCGCGCACCTTGTCCGCCATGCCGCGCTGCACGCACCGGGCGGCCGAATAGGTCCGACCCAGGCCGAACTGTTCCGAACGCACGACGGACTCCGCGACGCCGCGCCCCGTCGCCACGGACCGGACGAACTGCCCGTACGTGTCGTTCACCATTTCGCGGATATGGGCTTCGGCCGCTTCGCCCAGGGGTTCGGCCTCGTTTCCTTCCACCTTGTACCCGCCTTGCGGCGCGTCGATGTACCGGCGCACGACGCCTTCCTGCGCCAGCATCCCCGAAATGTCTTCGTGGGTCATGTACACGCCGATGCTGCCCGCCATGCCGGACGGCGTGATGCAGATTTCATCGGCGGCGCTCGCGAGCCAATAACCCGCGCTGGAACAGTTCCCGATCACCTGGGACACGATGGGCTTGGAACCGCGCAGCGCATTGATGCGGTCGAACGCCTCGACAACGCCGCCGGACACGCCGCCGGGCGTGTCGTATGTAATCACCAGTGCCTTCACGTCCGGGTCGCCAATCGCTTGCTGGGCGGCGTTCGCGATGGCGGCCGGGGGCACAACATTCATGCCCAGCAGCCAATCCATGAACGTCTGCCGGTTGGCGATGACGCCCTGCACGTTGATGACGGCCACGGCCCCGGCCTTGCGGGCAGCGGCGCGTTCCTGCGCCGGGGTCAGGCGGGCGTGCTGTTCCTGGGCGGCGACGTGCGCTTCAGGCGTCAGCAGCTGACCGGCCGCCAGCTGCGCCAGCAGCATGTCCATGGCGGCGCGTTCCATGACCCAGGGCTGGGCGCTCGCGGCGCGCAGCAGGGACTGGCGAAGGGCAATCGGGGAGTCGGGCATGGGCAGGCGTCCTTTACGAGTCTTCGCCGTCACCGGCGGGCGGGGGTTCGTCCGACGACGTAGCGTCGGCGGCGGCAGGGTCGGCGGCGTCGCCCGCCGTCGTCATGTTCAGGGGCACCAGGGGTTCGTCCAGCCCGTCCAGCGGGTTCATGTCTTCCAGTTCGCGGACTTCGTTTCGGGTCATCCACCCGTCCTGAATGCCCGCCTTGTACTTGTCCGTGCGGGTCTTCGTGTCCCCGCGCAGGAAGCCGTCCAGCACGAACTTGAAGTAATAGCCCGCTCGGCGTTCTTCGTCGGACAGCAGCTTCGCGTCCAGTTCCTGTTCACCGCCGACCGCCCAATCCGCCAGCGTATAGGTGACGAAGGCGGTGCCCATTTGCTCAAGGCCGGAACCCCACGAAGTGGCCTTTTCGTGAGAATGCAGCAGGAACAGCGGCACGCCGAACATGCGCGCCACCTGGGCAACGGTGAACTCCTGCGAGGCCAAGAACTGCGCGTCTTCCGGCGGAATCGTCGTCGGCACGAACTTCATGCCTTCTTCCAGCACCTTGATGCGGTGCGCGTTGTCCAGCCCGGACTGGCCTTCAAAGTCCGACCGCACGCGCGACTTCGCCGGGTCGGACAGCTTGCCGGGGTGGATCAGCACGCCGCCGGACTTGGCGTCGTTCGCGAAGAACTTTGCGCCGAACTCCTCCATGGCCAAGCCCAGGCCGATTGCCTGCCGCGCCAGCCCGATGGGCGAATAACCCCTGTAACCGTCCCAGCCCAGGCCGCTGAAGTGCAGCACGTCTTCAGCCGGAATCCGAAACTGGCGGTTTTCGATGGTCGTCCGGTAGATCAGCCGCTCGCCTTCCAGTTCCGGCGCGGTCCGGTCGGGCAGCAGCTGCCACACGCCCACGACTTCGCCGCGCCCGTTGCGCTCGATTTCGCTGTAACCGTTGCCCCACCCGGCGGCGTGCCCGAACGTCGTCTGACGCCAGCGGTGCGACGTGGTGCGTTCGTTCGGCTTGCGCTTCAGCACGTCGTACAGGGGATGGTCGGTCGCATGTTCGCGGATCGTCCGGCCGCCAGCGCCCACGCGCTTGCGCATCAGCACCAGGGGCACCTGGGACATGGCACCGGCGATGATGCGGACAGCCGCGAACGCGGCCGGAAGGGTCAGGGCGCTGTGTTCATTGACGGACACCCCGGCCTTCGTCCGGCCGCCGCCCACCTGCCGGACAATCCAGTGATCGGGGTCCGACAGCATGCGGTTAGCCGCGTCGCCCATGACGGACGCCGACACCTGACCCACGCCGCCCCGGCGGCCGATCCATTGCGCAGTCATGTCACCACCTCGGCAAGTCCCCGATCCTCATACACGCTGCGCTGTTCCGGCACGCCGTGCAGCAGCAGCCCCATGCCCATGATGCCCGATACAGCGCCGTCAATCTTGTTTTCCGGGCGCTCTTTCCGGGGGTACACGTTTTCCTTCGCGTCTTCCTTGCCCACCACGTTCGACAGCATCCACAGAGTCACCGGGTCGCCGTCGTGGTCGATAAGTCCGCCGCGAATCAGGGCGTCAAACTCTTTCATAGGTTCGCTGAAGTTCTGAACCGTTTGTCGGTACTCGACAACGGGCACCCCTTCGTTCTGAAGCTGGGTTATCAGCTGGGTGGCCTGCCACGGGTCCACGCCGACCAGTTCCACCTGAAGAAACCCTGCCAAGTCCAGCAGATCGTCCTTGATGCGGTCAAAGTCGATCATGTTTCCGGGCGTGGTAATGATGTGCCCTTCGGCTTCCCACGACCGGTACTTCTCGTTTTCCGGCATGGCCACAGTGTCTTCCGGCAGATAATACCGGTTGAACATGGCGTACCGCCTGCCGCGTTGCTTTGCACGTTCGGCGCTGTACTTGTGCAGGATCGTCATTGACGCAATGTCAATCTTTGACGCCAAGTCCAGCGTTACCACGACACTTTCGCCTTGGAACTGCACCAGGGACAGGTTCGGGTTCTTCGCCTCGCGCCACGCCACGACATTGAAGTAAGGTTCGCGGGCCTGCACCCACACGTTCAGGTGCTTAGTCTGGAAGATACCGGCCTTCCTGGGCGACAGGCGGGCTTCCGCCAGCTGACCCTTCAGGAAGTCTTCAAAAACGGAAACGCCATAGTTCGGATTCGCCTTGCGCAGCGCGTCTTCGGTTGACCAGTCGTCGCCCTTGTCCACCGTCCAGATGCAGCCGAACAGTTCGTCATTGTCCACCAGACCTTCCAGCACGGTCTGCACGTCCTGCTGTAGCGCGTAGCAGGGGCCGCCCAGGTTGTCCCCGGCGGTCGTGACGATGATTTGCAACGGCTGTTCACGGGCGCCCATGCCGGTGCGCATGGCGTCCACCTGCGCGTCCGTGTCGTGTTCGTGGTATTCGTCGTGAATCGCGCAGGAAGGGCTGGAACCGTCGCCGGGGTTGCCGATGATCGGTTCAAATCGCGAGCCGTTGGCGGGCACGTGAATGTTGGATGCGTGAACCTCCACCCCGAAGTACGCCGCCAGTTCCGGGTTCTTCATCGCCATAAGGCGGGCCGGGCGGAAGACCTCCCACGCCTGCTTTTCCGAAGTCGCGCCGCTGTACACTTCGGCCCCGTGTTCACGGTCGGCGCAGAACATGTACAGGCCCCACGCCGCCGCCAGCAGCGACTTGCCGTTCTTTCGCGGGATCAGCAGGAAGACACGACGGAACCGGCGGAACCCGTCCGACTTCCTGACCCAGCCGAAAATGGCGCACGTCAGGAACAGCTGCCACGGTTCCAGCCGGATGCGCTCGGACTTCGCAGCCCAGCGGCCCTTCGTATGGTGCAGCAGGCTGACGAACTTACAGACACGGGCGGCCTTCTCGCCGTCGTACCGGTACGGATAGTCCTTCGCCTTGGACGCCTTCAGGTCGCGCAGGTGCCGTTCGCAGGCCAGCTTCACCCAGCGGCAGGCGACGACGCGCCCGGCCACCACGTCCCGCGCGTACTTGTCTGCCCCCTTCAGGAACTGTTCCGGCGTCGGCAGCTGGTCCACGGCCTAGAACCCCGCAAACGCATTCGCCGGTTTCGTCGGCGCAGCCGACACCTTGGAAATGGCGGCAGGCGATAGCCCGAACTCGTGCAGCAGGGACTGAAGGTGGCGCATGGCGTCGGATCGCAGCTTCGCTTCCGGCCGGGCCTTGAACGTGACCGCGCCCGCCATGTTCACCGTCTGGAAAGTCCAGCCCAGGTCTTCCACGACCGCTTGGTGATGCTCGACTTCTTCCACGCGCAGGGCCGTCAGGTACAGCATTAGCGCATGGTCTTTGCTGGCCATGCCCATGCCCGCCAGGATCGTGGCGAGGCCGTGGAAAATCTCGGCACCCCTGGGCGACATGAACGGTGGCGGTTCCGGCATTTCGTCGGAAGGCTTGGGCGTCGTTTCGTCCGCAC